CAGTTGCCAAACACAACTACTCTTTCAGATCAGTTTACATCAGATGGCGGAGCTGGTGGAGTAGAATTGCTAGAATGGTATAGCACACATCAAGACTCTTTTTGGGTATACCTATCCTACGATAAGTATACTAACTTTTCAGAAGAAGACGAAAACAAATACGACAGGCTTGGACAGTATAACGAAGTTATAGAAATGTTTATTTCTAATTTTAGCTATTCCGTTGAAAAACGTGGAGGCTTAAGCCATGACCTTTGGAATATTTCCGTAAGCCTAGAAGAGGTTTAAATGTTTCGGGATAAAGATCTAGAGAAGCACTTACAAACATCTTCTACAGTAAAGTCTCAAACTGCTGTAATTGCAGAATGGAACATGAACTTTTTTGAAAACATTGCAGACATAGGAAACTATCGACACAGACCATTGCTTGGCATCGGAGAAAAGTACGGGGCTCTTCCAAACTTCTACGACCCAAGAGACATTGGAAATTTTTATACTAATGCAACACAGGCGGACGTAATAATTGACGGAGGCTTAGAAAGTGATGCAGTTACCCCAGCACTTTTTACAGAGGTTAAAGAAAAAGAAAAACTGCTATTTTCTTTAGAAGACTGTTTTGCAAAATTTAGACCAAGGTCTGGAATCAACAAGCTTAGATATGGTATTACTGGTAAGTATCTTCATCATAGTGGAACAGACATGTTTAATCGTCCTAGATACTACATGCCAGATAAAAACGATAAATTTAAATATTGGACATCTTACAGAACAGAGGGTGGAAAAGAATATGGAATTGCAAACAACACTTTAAACGAACAGTTTCATATCGAAGATGCCGTTCCTTACGTTGTGTATAAAGAAGAAATTCCTGTTAACAGAATCGTTATTAAAACACAAACAAATGTAGGAGATATAAATCTAGGACCTTTCTCTGGCCCATCTGGAACTTTTGCAGATCCATTTTTTGGGGAACAAAACAAGACAACTCCCGTAAAATGGAAGCTTCAGTATTTAAAAAACAATGACTGGATAGATGCTATTTCTTTTGACAAAGCTTCAGTTAGAAATAACGGAGAACCCATTTTTTCTTCTAATGGTTATGTAGAAATTGGATATGGGCTTATTGTTCCAGAAACCTTTAGGGCTAACTTTTTTAATAATGGAGTCGTAGCGTCTATAACAGTTATTCCCCTAAGCAATGAGGATGGGCAGGCCTATCTGGTTAGAGAAAACGAAGACAGTCTTGGAACATACTATGTATGGTTTAATGGAGAGTATCGGCAGTTTGCCCCAAAGTATGGGTGGTATGTGGTAGACGAAAATGTAGACCAGCTTACAAACTTTGTAACAGACACAACTAATCCAAAAAGATACACGGCTGGGCAGCTTGGTGCAACAGACTACGAAGAGTTTGTTTTTATTTCTGGAATTAGGGTTGTCGTAGACACAATGAATAAAATTGGATCTACTTTTGATTTGATTGAGCTTTCCCCAAGATTGACGGTAGACATAACTGGAAAAACTGTTTCTTATTCTATCAACAAGAGCTCTTCAGACTTAGGGGTAAGTGGACTACCAGTTGGTCAATTGCTGGCCTCTACGGGGCAGCTAACGCTGTTTGACTATGATCAGGCGTTCGACTCAAGCAATGTCTGGGACCCAGAATCTGGGACTGGAAGCCTTGTCTCAAAATATATTAACAAGAATATTCAGATAAAGCTTTATGAGGTCATTCCTGACGTAGAGGTTTTGAACGACAGCGGTAACAAGATAAAAAAGAGTTTCTATGTCCCATTAAAAACATTATACTCAGAGTCTTTTCCACAGTCAAACTTAAAGACAAGACAGCTAGATATCCCACTTAGAGACCTGTTCTTTCATTTTGAATCACAGTTAGCCCCAGAACTTTTAATACCAAATGCATCTTTGTCTTATATTCTAGCATTGCTTTTTGATAGCATAGGCTTTAGCAACTATTCTTTTAAAAGAGTTCTTGGAGAAACCGATCCCATAATTCCATACTTTTTTGTTGCTCCAGGGGTAAACATTGCAGAGGTTTTGCAAGACCTTGCTAGGGCTACCCAAACAGCAATGTACTTTGATGAGTACAATAACTTCATAATGATGAGTAAAAACTATATTTTACCCTCTAATAACGAAAGAGATTTGGATATAACTCTTGTTGGGGCAACCAATGATTTAGCTGTAGAAATTCGAGATCCGAACCAAATTTTTGAAAAAAGAGTTCTTGAAAACATCATAGACATTAGCTCTGTGGATAACGATGTTTACAATGATGGAAAGATAAGCTATGTGGCTAGATACATTAAGAGAGAAATGGGATCCATTAAGCAGGCATACCAAGCCGATAAAGATGTTTCTTGGATATATAGCCCAGCTCTTTTGTGGGAGGTAGCTGGAACAGAAAATATAAAGCCTAGAAATGGAGAAACCTCTACTGGTGAGCGATACGCCTTGTCAGCCATCCCCCTAAACTCAGACCTAAGTTCATTAGTTCCAAGAGTTGAAAACCACGAACTGGTAAATAATATCATTGACTTTGGCGACGGTATTTTATATATAGGTCGATACTCGGGATATTTTTATTCTAGCGGAGAAATTATTGAGTATGATGCGGTAGAGTTTAATGTTTCGGTATTGCCATCTTCCGTTCTTAACTCTGGATTTACTGGCGGTAATGTTTGGATTAGCTCTCCAAAAGAATATGAAGACTATTTCTCAAAGCTTTCATTTAACGGAAAGATTTACCCAACTGGACGTGTAAGAATTTATGCAGAGCCTAACTATGAAACTTTTAATGATATAACTAGAATGTCTAATGGAGAAGTTGCAAAGCACGGAAGAGGGCAGTTTGGCACGGAAATTACAGAGCATAAGGCAGGCCTAAACCCACACTGGTCAGACAACAACAACGTCTACGGCTGCTCTATGAAATCAAAATACCTATTTGGAAACTCTTCTTTTGGAGGCCTAACTGGTGCTGGCAAGGCTGGAGTTAACAAGTCACTAGCCACAAGAAGCTCCAGGTCTGGCCTAATAAAAAACTTTTTAGGATTCTCTTATAACGAAGAGGGCTCTAGAAAGAATAAGCTGTCATCCTCTTCAGAAACAGTTCAGTCTTCGGCCCTTTCTTTTAATGGACCAGCTTTTTCTGCTCAAGAGTCCCCAATAGATTTTATCTCTTATGTTAGCAAGCCCCTAGAAGGTTCTTTTAAACATTTTGGAACCAGAATGAGGGTTATTGGAAAAGTTGAAAATAATAATCAATCTGTTCAAACCGCAGCGGGAGCTACAACTTACTATAACGTAACAAAGAAAAGTTCGGACAGTAGCCCAACAGTCTCTGGTGGTGGAGGAGGTATTGCTGCCCTGCTTAATCCAGAAACAAATAGCGGATATTACTTTGAGATAGCAGCTCTTTCAGAAAGCAATGTAGACAAGTATACAACCGCAGACGGAGTTTCTAATGTATTCTTTTATAAGTTAATGGAAAACCAAAGCTATGATCACAGAGTAACTAGTAATCTAGTGGGATCATATTCTTCCAATCAGCTATCTTCTTCAACTAATTTATCGTTAGGTCTATCAATTGACGGAGTTAAAGCTGGAGATAGGGTTTTGCTTACCAACCAAAAAAACCCAGTTACCAATGTGCCCAAGCCAGAAGAAAATGGTTATTACTCTGTAACTAGTGCTGGTGGATCAAACATTCCAATTACAGTTACAGGCCTAAAAACCTTTACAGTTCCTATTTTAACAAACAACACATTGCCAGCATATGTTTCTGGAGGAAGCGTTGTCGAATATCTTTCAGAAGGAAGCGGCGTTGCAATTTCTGGAATTACTAAAGATACCTTGCTTATAACCTACACAACTGCTGAAAATCATGGTTTGTCCACTGGAGATCTTGTTGTTGTTTCTGGGGTTAATCCAGTAAACTACAATATAGCCCCGCCGTCAAAGTGGGTTTTGACTAAAGAAGAAGAGGCCATCCCAGTAAAACTTTGGAGTGGGCTATCGACAATTGTTGTAGATAACGGAAATTTTGCGGGACAGGCAAGAGTCGTAGCAGAAGACATAACCACCGTATATGACCTAGCCCTAGAGTATGAAGATTTTGCCTCTGGAGTTAGAAGATTTTATCTATACCTAAATGATTCTCAGATTGCAACTGTAGACGATCCAAATCCGATAACGCCATTAATTAATGCAAATAATATAGGGTTGTTTGTTAGAGGTAGCTCGTCTTGCATGTTTGAAAATGTTTACGCTTTATCAAACAACTATTCTAAAAACTCAAACTTTGCCTTAGAGCCAGTAGCAAACTCAGTGTTTACTAATAAAACAAATATAAATGCAAGCGAGTCTTTTAGAAAGTATGCCATTAATGGAATTGTCCAGCCAACATATCTTTCGGGCATTAGTGCTTCGGAAGGCCCAAAGTATAAAATATTTTATGAAGAGTTTGGAACTATCATGAGAGAGGCAGCATACTTTAATATTAAATATGATAAAGCCTACCCAGCACTATATGCAATGATATCGCCAAATATAAACAATGTTAGAGGATACACTGTTTCTGGATTCTTTGCGGGAGCATATGGAGCAGAATTCTTAATCTTTAATGCTACAGATACTTTCTTGTTCATGGATGAGACTGTGGGTAATTACCTAAGAATTCAGGGCATTACATTTACTCAGGACTCTAAACACGAACTGACTGTAGACGAATACTTTAACAAGAGGTCAGACTTTTCAGACCCAATTACAAGAGAAGACAATACCGTCTTATCGCCAAACAAACAAAAAGAACTGTTTGACGACATAAAAAATAGTAGAATTACTTATGGTAAAAATGAATTTTCTATAGACTCTAGTTACATTCAGAGCAATGATGATGCGACTAATCTTATGGAATGGCTAATTTCTAAAATTATGAAACCAAGAAAATCTGTTGGCGTAAGTATTTTTGCAAATCCAACAATTCAGCTAGGGGACTTGGTTTCTATAAACTATTCTCAGAAAGACACCACACCATTTGTTGACCCAAGCAAAAAGTTTGTAGTCTATAGTATAGAGTACAAAAAGGATAAAGAAGGCCCAAGCATGACTGTATATTTGAGTGAGGTGTAATTATGGCTGTTGGTGGATATAGGCCTCCCGCTAAAAAATCTCCTGCTCCTGTGTATAAACCGCCAGTGGTAGCAGACAGACAGCCACCGCAAAAAACTAAGGCTCAGGTGGAGCGTGAGGAGATGGCTGAGTATGAAAGAAAGCAGTGGATCCTTAAAAATGGTCCAAGAAGTGCAGATGCTATGGAGGCTTGGCTTAAAGCCCCAGCCTCTAAGCCAAGTCCTGCTGCCCCAACCCCTAGCTCGCCATCACGCCCCAGTTCTCCATCAAAGCCAGCTGCTCCAGCAGTAGATACTGGGGCTCAGGACAGGGCAGCTCAAGAAGCTAGGGAAAGGGCCGCTAGGGAAGCAGCCGAAAGAGAAGCGGCAAGAAGAGAGGCGGAAAGGCTTGAGGCTCTAAGAAGAGCTGAAGAAGAAAGAATAGCGGCAATTGTTGCAGCTCGCCCAACAGTTCCAAAGTATTTAGCAAGCACAGCGGTACAGCCAGTTAAATACGCCTCTCCAGCAGATGTTTTGATACAGGAGAGTAGCCTTCCCGTAGACCTAATCTTAAAACAAACTCTAGAAAAAATTGGCGGTCTAGAGCTAATAAGCCTTGTAAGACACGATACTGTTAACGGACAAGACCTAGTGTATCAGCCAGTAAAAAACCTGTCTCAAATAGAGGTTTTATACAATTCACAAAACATAGTAAAAATTCCAGATAGCTCAGAGACTTACTTTAAAAACTTTGCAATAAAACTAGAGGCTCATACCCCTCAGTACGACCCTGATGAAATATACATAGACATGATATCTAGAAAAAATAACGTATTTTTTGATGCTGTTAATAATAGGATTGTTATTGAGCTTGTAAACTTAAAGCCAGACTACGAGGTTGAGGTCCAAACAATCTCACTTGGAAAGGTTTTTGATGATACAATATATGATGAGGATGAATCATGATAACAAATACTGGTAAAAATCTATTGGCAAAATACCTAATAGGTCAGGCACCGTCTTATGCATCGCATATTGCCATTGGTTGTGGTCCAAAGCCAAAAGCCATAGACTATATTCCAAGCAGCGGAGATCTTGAGGCAATATCGCTTAAAAAGAACTTAGACTTTGAAATGTTTCGTGTCCCAATTGTTTCAAGAGGATATGTAACAGAGCTTGATAGCAATAATCAGCCAGTTTCAAAGATTGTTTTAACGGCAGAGTTGCCTACAATTGAAAGATATGAAATTACTGAGATTGGAATATTCTCTTCTGGCTCAAACCCGACAGCTGGTGCTTATGACAGCAAGCCTGTTTATACTTTTGCAAGAACAGAAAACTGGGAGTACCATGACCAGACATCGGCCGTAACAATTCCTCCAGTTACAGACGCACTGGGAACATCCGAAGATCCAGAAATAATTGCTCCACCAGGCCTTGAAGTTTTTCAAACTAACGCAGATAATAAAACCCTTCTTAACGAAACCAGGTTGTTAAGGTATGAGTCTTGTAGATACTTAAACAATACAATCTTTATTCCTGGAGACTCATCTAGCTTATCTATGAGCGGTTCTAAAATGGTTGCAGGAGCTGGGTCTAATCACATTCACCTAACTGGAGCATCTCTAGACTTTAATAAAAATGCAGCATCTGATGAGCTTAGGTTTGCGTTTTCTATTGTTAGTAAAGACGTTCTCGAAACCCTACAACCATTTAGAGTAAAAGTTCTTATTGAGTTTGCAGATTCTGATGCAACAGCCTCTACAAACTATGCTCAGTTTCAGGTAAACGTTACAAATGCTCAAAAAGGTTTTTCTACAAACAGGTATGTAGTAGAAACAAGAAGTTTAGAGCAGTTGGTTAAAAGTTCTTCCTTTACTTGGAACTCGGTTAACGTAGTAAAAATCTGGGCATCCGTAGAAGATTCTGCAGGAAACCCAGATCCAAAGTTTTATGTTGCACTAGATGCACTAAGACTAGAGAATACAACAACTGTTAATCCTTTGTATGGAATGTCTGGGTATTCTGTAGTAAGGTCGCCAGATTTAAAACCAATTGTAAAAGTTGCTAATACCGCAA